TTTACCTTTTTTATTAACTAGAAAAGTTTGCGTATTTAATCATAATTTAGCGAAATTTGCTAGTCAGATGAGATTATCTTCTAAAAACAAAGGCCCTAAATTTTTCTGTGGAATCGCAAATTTTTCAGGATAAATCACATTGACTAAATACAGTCCTTCTGGTTTCGCTGTTGGCGCGGCCAATTTACGATCTTTTTGCTCTAACAACCATTTAATCCACTCAACGGGTTGATTACCTGCGCCAACTTCAATCAAGCTTCCAACAATGTTACGCACCATGTGATGCACAAAGGCATTAGCTTGAATATCCACAATAATGTACTGCCCTTTTCGCACTACATTTAAATGATGCACATTTCGCCAAGGCGTATTCGATTGACATTGTGCCGCACGGAAAGAGGAAAAATCATTTTCACCCAATAAGAACTGCCCAGCTTGGTGCATTTTCTTTTCGTCTAAATCTAAATGGCAATGGGTAATCCCTTCCGGCAAAATAGCTGAACGTAATTTATTGCAATACAAAATATAACGATAACGACGCGCAGTTGCTGAAAAACGAGCATGAAATTCATCATCAACCACTTTTGCCCAACTTACTGAAATATCATCAGGCAAATTCGCGTTAGTACCAAATGCCCATGCTTTTTCGGGGCGAACTGCTGTAGTTTCAAAATGCACCACTTGTCCTGTGCCATGAACACCAGAATCTGTTCTGCCCGCACAAAACACTTCAATTTTTTCATTTGCCACAAAAGATAACGCTTTTTCTAATTCTTCTTGTACGCTACGCACTTTCTCTTGTCGCTGCCAGCCGCAATACTGTTTTCCGTTATATTCAATACCTAAGGCTATCTTCATTGGAAAATACTCCTAAAACGATTTCAAATTTGACCGCACTTTGCCCGAAAAGAAAAAACACCAATAATTCAACATTATTGGTGTTCTTATCACAAGCTAAAAATTAAGCACGTTTGAAGTCAAAACGTACAAATTTTACAACACCAATTTTTAATTAATAAAATCAGCTTATTATATATCTGTAATATTGTTTATTTCCGAAACTTTACATATTTTTCCGAAACTACGAAAGTTACAGGGCTGTAATAATGCCATAAAATAGGGCATAAAGACATTCGGATTCTTCAAAATGTCTATTACGCCCCGAATATGGAAGAAGTTGCTGAACTTCTAGATTAAGGCAGAGCATCAGGGAATGGGTCGTCTGTAATCCAAGAGATTACAGGCATACGCATATAGTCCATATCCGCCGTTGGCACTTTATCCCTGAATCTCAACTCGATATAAGCTCTATCACCTATACTAGCAACATACACAGTAGCAATCTCATCACCGTCATCGCTATAGAATGGGAGCATAACAGGGATACTAGTGCGAAAGCCGAATGGTATTTTGTTATTAGGTAGAATATCCATTCTTTTTGCGTGGTTTTTTCGTGTAAATTTAGAATTACTGCTCCCGTAAAAGGAGATGGTGTCCCAACGACCTTTACTGAAAGAACACTCAACTGTATTGTTCACTCGTCTTAGGGTTATACTTCCCTCTTTAATATTCACACTATCTCTACTCATTCGTCTAGAGCCAGTGTCGCCAGAAATAACAACCCATTTATTATTCTGCTTCTGCCACAAGTACGCCCCAACGCCTGCACCGTTTGTTGAATTATAAAGGGTTCCGTTTGGCTCGTTACCTTTAATCTTATTTGCAACGCCATTTAATACGTCGCCTGTTGTGTCAGGTTTATCTGGTCGGCCATTTCCAGTGATTATCGTTGAATCGCTGGATTGGCTACCCCCACCATCTGCCGGAATTTTCTTTTCTATTCGCTTAATTTCACTGCCGACAAATTCAGCGAATTCAGTTACGCCAGTTTGAAATGTCATTATTTATTGTAACCTCTGTTATATGCGTCTTTTAGATTCACATTATCTAGAGTAGTGAATTTCTGATTGAGTGTAGTTAATGCCTCGTTAGCTTGTGAGATTTTTTGAATGAGTTTATTCAATCCATCTTCGCCTGTTTTCATTCCATTTAATGAATCAGCTAATTCTTTAATGGTGTCTAACTCTGCCGCTACATTACCGCCTAAGATTTCGCTTTTGGCATCTGTTTTTGCTTTGTTTACAAGCTCAAGAATTTTCTTGGCTGACAATGTTGCTGTTTCATTTGTCGCACTGTCATTAATGCCTGATGCGCCGCTTGATAATTCATTAAGTCTTTGTCCGAATTCAATCATCGCAGCAACGATTGAATCTTTATGCGTTGTCGGTAAGCTCTCAAGATTTCCGATTGCGGTTTTGATTTTCTTATTTTCTTGGCCTAAGTACTCAGCGAACTCTGTTAAAACTGTGGTAATTTCTGGTCTTGCCATACTATAAGGCTCCTATTTTGTAGAATGTGATTAAATCTGATAATGATGGGACTTTTTGAGTATCGCCAATTTCTTTTATTAGCCGGACTTTTACTTTGATTTTTGGCTTTGTCCGCTTAACTAGCTTAATGATCACTCAGCCTCCGTTACGTCATGAATAAGTGTAAATCCACCACCAGCAAGCGTTTGAACCAAGCCTTGCTGACTAGTGCATTGTAAATCCCAGGTAGCAAATTCCCATTTTGCTCCTTGTGTTTTATCGTGTGAGATAGAAACGGTCACAATATTTTGATTAACAGTTATCTCACCTGTTTCAGTTGATAATTTAATCAATTCACCTTTCTTTGGTTTGATCCACATATCAAAACGAGAGCCAGTTAAATCTGATTGAGATTCATCATCTTCTAGCAGTTCGAAAGACCATCCATCATCATCGCCACGCACTGTTTCTAGTTCGATATTTTCCATATTCTCTCCAATAAAAAACCGCACTTTAAAAGTGCGGTTGTTTTGTTGTTTACTGCTCTACTTTTCCACCGGCAAACATATATGGGTTTACATAGCCTATATATGTTTCAGGGCTAAAATCTTCTGGTTGAGCCTTAACTAGCTCACCTAAAGCCCATTCATAAGGGATTTTTTCCCAACCTGGCACAGCTTGGATAGTGAAAGTATTTACAGATAAGGATTCTTTCCCTTCATCCTTTTTAGCTTTTGATACATACGATGCAATAGTGACAAAAGTACTATTATTGACATAGTCAACTTGTAAACCTGTTACTGCATGATGTTCTGACATTGCACCAGTACGAACATCTTCGATTTGTTTTGTGATGTATTTCATTTTTACTCCTATAATTGAGTCATTGTAGTTGTGTTTGATACTGCGTATGCAGTGATGCAGAGTTTTGCTGGATTTTTATTGCCGTAACCAATATTAAAAAGCTCTGGAGGAATTTTACTATCTGTATAAAAGTAGTAATATTCATGAGATTGGTTAGCCTCTACCGTGAATGTGTTATGGGAATTAACGATAAAGAATATCCGCTTAACTGGTGATGGTGCTATTCTTATTCTTGATTGATAAGAACTCCCGACCTTATAAACATTCGCCACAAACACCTCACATAGATTTCCGCCAACCAACTGATTAACTTCAAGCGTTCCTGTGAATTTACCAGTTACCCCTTCGAGCCTTGCAGCTTTGATTACGCCACCTTCTATGGTTGAGCCTTTTACAGTACCACCACTAACAGTTGTACCATTAACTGTTCCACCATTGATTGTTGCACCATTAACGGTGTTACCAGTAATGACACCACCAATTATTCTTGGTGCTCTAATCTCCTGATTAGCTTGGATATGGTCGCCACGGATTGTATTGGCAATAATACTTCCCCCATGCACTTCGGTTAGGCCAGCATTATTCCATGGACTAGGCTGTGTAGCATATTCAGTACACTCTTCAAGCATTGGCCGAGCTACAAACATCCACGCTCCATTAGGATTAGCTCCGTTACCATCATAAAAGAAGAAAAATACGTCAACACTAACTCCATTTGGTGGGATTTTAAATTTTATAAACGCTCTTTTGGCGTTATTAATCCCTCTAAAACCATAACCCGAACTAACCTCATCAGTTTTATGTAATAGCCATTCACCATTCTTGCCGCGGACATCAATATAAATCTCAACCTTTGAACAACTATGATTTCCCATATAGGCAGAGACCATATACCATTTATCTGCAGACACTGGCACATTCTGATAGATACCGCACCTTGTATTTGGATTACCGGTTATCTTATTGTGCCACCTTAAAACATTCTCGTTTTTAAGATATCCACCTTTACCTAATCCATAATCCTCATCCTGTCTGCAGATTCGCTCACCACGTTTATCTCCAGGTATGTTAGCCTCGAAAGCAGTCCAACCATCTGGAACACCGTTTGTTGGATTTGCAAAAATAGGATTGTAAAATAGGTTCGCACCTGAACCAGATGATAACTTATCCCTCGTCACAGACCCAGCTACAACCAAATCACCACGAATACCGACTTGACCATCAGCTACACTAAATACAGGTTTGACATTGCCATCATTAGCATTAGCAACAATTCCAAATTTATCAGCCATAACAATGACTGAACTTTCTTCATGGTTTGCACCGAGAGCGATCCCAGCAACAGCAGTCCGTCCACCAGCAATAGCTTGTGTTTTGATTGTGTGCATTGAGCTAACTTTGCCATTAAGTTCGGCAACAACACTACTCGCCTGCGATACTGTTGATTCAGCATTGCCAACTTTAGCGGTTAATGCTTTAATTTGTTGTGCATTTGCTTTATCACTTTGCGCTTGAGCCTCTCTTACTGCAGTAATACCCGATAAAGCTGATTCAGCCTTCGCTGTCACAGTTTTGATGGTTTCTGCTTGTGCTTGGTCTGCTTTTTCAAGATTTTTAATTGCGGTTCCTGATGATTGAGCTTGTGCGGCTATTTGAGCCAATGCACCTGCAACAGCAGTTTGTCTTGTTTTAGCTTCTTCTCCAACTGCATTATTAATATCGGCTTTAATGGAGTTGATGAGCTCTTGGCCAAGTTGTGACTTGGTGATTTTCCCTTCTAGCGCATTTAACAAGTTATCTGGGTTATGGTCTGCTTCGCCAAATACCGCCTCGGTAAATTCGCCTTTGTTACCTTGTTTATCTACTCCTCGTAAATAAAAGTAATAGCCTGTTGATAAAGGCACACCATTGATAACATAGTTACTTTGAGGATATGGCAGTGTTGCCACTTTCACTGCAGAGCTTATGTCATTTGTATTGCTACGCCAAATCTCAGTACTAAACCCAGGTGTAAATGTCTTAGGTAAATCCCAATCAAGC